ATTATTGATTGTAGATTTAGATCCTATAATCTTAAATACTTTTCCGTCAGACTTAATAAAAACTGACTCTGTACCAGCACCAACCTTTATTTCTTCGGCATCTGAATCTTCACTACTAATCTCTATTTCTTTGCCCATAACTGCAGCAATTACTTTGTTTGCTGTTTTTCTTAATTCTAACTTGTGTCCTGGACCATAATTACTTTGATTGACAATACTTGCTTCTTCTAAGTCTTGACTATCTGTAACTTCTCTAAATTGATTGAATGATAATAATGATGCCATTATAGGTTTCCTATAAACTAATACAAGTATTTATAATAATTATTTGATTGTTATTTCAGCAATATGTCTAGGATGATTAGCAACCCATAGAATATCTTTTGCTAATTGGTCAGGTGGTATGGCAAAAGAATCATTACCAATATAGTATGGTTTGACATTAATAACTTTAATTGGGTGCTTATTGTGTTCGCTTTGCATGCGTCTACATGCATCGTCTAAGGCAGACTTGTGGGTCGCATACATCCATGGTTCTTCATGTTCATAGTAACCAGATGCAGTTGAACTTATATTGATAATAGTTTTTTCTTTTGTTTTCCAAGCATCATATAATCTATACAGTAAATCTACTTGATGAAATGAATTAGAATATGCGTTGTTTACAAATATATCACAATCCTTTGCCTCTGATATTAATTTTCCCATTGCTGGAAATATTGTAATATCATAACCATTTGCTCTTGAGAATGGTAAAACTTCATATCCTAGTTTAACACATTGCCTGACTAGTGCTTGTCCTACAATTCCTGTACTTCCTGTTATTGCTATCTTCATAAATTTAAAAATCCACCTTTATCTGAGAACCAATTTATCATACCATATCTACAACCTCTAGTTACAGGTGTTACTTTATGCCAGTTCTTAGAATCGTATATACAAACAGTTCCTCTTTCCTTTGTTAATGTGTGAGTAATTTCTATTTCTTTTTCTAATCTTTCACTACCCCACTCCATGTCAGCATAGTCAATTAAATGTGCGTTGCCATTTAATGAACCAAATACAAAATTACCACCATCATAATCTTCTGGTTTGCTTAACTGTATTGTCATGGTAATCTGGTCTATATCTAATCCATTTTGTGCATCTGTATGCCAAACAAAATGTCCACCCTCATCATACTTGAACATTCTTAATCCTGTTTGTCCACTGATGTCGAGTTTATAATCTTTACAAAATATTTTAGCAAGATCCCATGTTATTTCATTATACTTACTTTCTATGGGTAAGTCTAACACTCTAGACTTTGCTATCTTAGTATCTTTATCAAACTTTTGTTTACCTTTACTTGCCTCACTAACATATCTAGATTCTTCTGATTTATTAGTATCAAAATGTTCAATCAATTCATCGCATTGTGCATCACTGAGTGCACCTTTAATAATTCTAACCATGTTTATACCTTAAATTTAGAAAACGAATCGTATGCTTTTTCTTTAGAAAAACTGCCTTTATCAAACACAGGTTCACCATCATCATTTACACTTTGACCACTATTAATTAAACCACTTTGTGCTGATGTTTCTACATCATACAATTTCATTTTATTTCTATCAATACCAATTACAAATCTTTTGTTCATGGTAGGATCGTTATAACGATTCTTTAGTTGCTTGACACATATTTGATTTAATTCTTCAAGTTCCTCAGTAGATATTAAAGCAAACATCAAGTCAGCAGTCGCAGGTAAACCAAACGACTCTGAAGTATCTTCAAGACCAACATCAGTATTAGAGAAACCAGATCTAGTTGTTTGTGTTGCAGACATAATAGGTACATTCGTTTCAACAGCAAGACCTCTTAATTCTTCTGCGATAGACTTAATTATTGCGTAAGAGTTTACATTTATACCACCCTTAAACCTAGATGACGCACAGATGTTTAGATAATCTATAAAAATAATATCAGGTTTAAATGACTTCTTAATTGCTAACTCTTTAATCAAACCACGAAAGTGCCCACTATGTGCAGAAGCAGTAGGATATTCTTTGATGATTAATTTACCAGTTGTTTTTTTAGTAATCTTCTGTATCTTATCTTCAAATAATTGTTTAGGTAAATCCATCAAGTCTTTAATATTTACATTCATCATATTAGCATCGATCCTTTCAGCGATGCGTTCTTCTGCCATCTCTAAAGTAATATACAATACATTCTTTCCTTGAGATAAACAGTTAGATGCCATATGACACATGAATAATGATTTACCAACACCAGTACCTGCTAGTGCGATATTAAGAGTTTTAGTTGGCAGACCACCTTTAGTAATTTTGTTAAAGAAATCTAAATCAAAAGGAATCCTTTCTTCTTTTTGATGATAGAAGTCAAAACGAGATTCAGCATCGTCAATATAATCATGACCGACACTGTTATCAAAAGAAACTGATAATGCTTCTGTTAATATATTAGGAATAGAGTCAGGTGTTTTAGATTTATCTTTACCATCTATAATCCCAACACCCTCAACAATCGCATTATAGATTGCTTTGTCTTTACAAAACTTTTCTGTTGTATCTAATAACCAATCTATATCAACTTTTTCTGAATTAAGTGTCTTGACTATATTTACAACTTTATCATGCTCATCTTGATTTAGATCTTTACGAGAACCAATCTCTATCTCAAGAGATGTTTGTGTAGGAATCTTTTTGTACTTGTCTACAAAACTAGTTATCTCTTCAAATATAATTCTTTCTTCACGAACATCAAAATAATTACTTTTAATAAAAGGCAATACCTTACGAGCATAGTCTTCATTAAATAATAGATTACTTAGAGTTGTCCTTTCTATCGTTTGGTTCATTATTATTATTCTCCATCATATCAATTTTATGTTGCTTGTCAATTATATTAACAAGTATATCACCAGCAAGTTTGAAGAACTCATCATTAAATTCTTCTCTTTCTATGCCATTACTTTGTAGTATATCAAACTTAAACTTCAATGGCATCTTACCATCTTCTTGTTCTTCGCCCATTCCTACATCACCATACTTATAAACTACACCTGTATATTTACCTTGCTTAATACCTATACAAGTTTGTTCTTGGGACTCAGTTGTAACAAAAACATACTGCTCATCAATCTTCATCTACTTCCTCGACTTCTTCTTTAGCACCATATAAAAATTCTTTTGCTACTATTGGTTCAAGTTTATCTAGTATATCCTGAGTAAAATACTTTTCAGGATTATTGTTAATAGTTTTAGAATATTGTTTAGAACCATCTGGTAATTCAATACGAGTTGATACTTGTTTAAATATACCATGTTTAACTGCTAAATCTAACAGACCATAATAACGATCTAGTCCTTTACTATAAGTCAATCTAACATCTACCATTTTATTTTCTATTGTTAATCTAGACTTATGGTTTTTACAATGTACTATATTACCAATTACCTCTGTACCATCTTTCTCTTTTTTCTTAGATAAGAATATAATTGAAGATGCTGCATATTTTAATCCTGAACCACCACCCATCTCTTTAGTTGGGAACATAGAACCCATTGAGTCATATGTGTGGTTAGTAACAATCATTGGCACTTTTGCTTTACCAAGTTTTAAAGTTAACACACGAAATGCTGCTTTTAAAACTTGAGCACGAGTCATATCTCTAGTTTCCTTTCCATCGGCAGTATCTTCTACTTCTTTTGTAGTTGATAACATACCCAAAGAATCAAGACACAAGAATAGAGGTTTACGATCTGCTTCAGGTTGTTCTAGATACTTATCTAAAACTTTAATCGCTTGTGTTCTAAACTCTTGTACTGTTGTTACAGGAACAATAACTATACGATCGGCATCTATACCTCTCGACACAACCATCTGTTTAGTAACAGCACTTTCTGATTCAAAATAAATTACACCAGCATCTGGATCTTTATCTAGAAATGATTTAACAATCCCCATCAAGAAGAATGTTTTACCAGTTGCCGACTCACCTGCTAAAGCAGTAATTTTATTAGATGGTATACCACCAGTTAGTGAACCAGATACTAGACCATTAAATATATAAGATCCTGTATCTATAAAACTTTCTACATCGCCTGCTTCAACACCTTCAGAAACAATCGCAGCATATTCGTTTCCTGTTGTCTTAACTACATCTTTCAAAAAATCATTCATCATTTTCTCCTACTGAATAATATTGTTGTTTACCCAAAAAAATTCTCAAGTGTGGACTGTTGCCCATAACTGTCATCAATATACATATTAATCTTATTTGTTATAACCCTCAGAGGTTCAACGAAAGACTTATCGAATTGTACCTCGTAATCTACCATTTTATCAAGTGATAATTCTGTTGGTAGTTTTGTAAGAAACGAAATAGATGTTGACTGATAAATATTAGGAGATCTTAAATATAAGAACTTAATCTTTTCACCATCTTTAATTTCTGGATATTTATGTGTCAACTTATTTTGTTTTAATATATGATTATATAGTATAGCACCTTTTACATGAATAGGTGTTCCTTTCCTAAACAATGTAGAAGATTCGGTCCACTTCTTCAATCCATTTACTGAACGAGGATATGCGATTGCTTCTGCTGGAAGTTTCATAAACTCTTCACGAAACTCTTGAATAAACGAATTTAGTTCGCCCTCAGTTCCAGTCATAAGTATCTTCATCGCATCTCTAATCTTATCACGACAAGGTGCTGGTGTTGAAGACTTAACTGCTTCAATACCCATCATCTTTAGTTTTGGTTCTTCATAACGAACCCCTTCGATATCCCAACAATTTAGGATATATCTTTTTTTCGCAGTCCATATACCTTTGTCTGCTATCACTTCTCTTTTCATGACCATCTTTTGGTCATATGCATTTAGATAGTCTGCGAGATCTTGGTAACTTTTATCAATAAAAGGTTCAATTTTCTCGGAAGCAACTCTATCCAAAAACTCAACGATTTTCTTTCTTCCTTCATCATCGCTTGGTATTCCTTCTCCCTTATCAAATATTTTTCTAACGAGTCCTTCAAGACGAAGGTAAATTGAATCTGTATCTGACGCAATAACATAATCGGTGTCAGTGGTTCCAAGAATCTTATTAAGATACCCATTAACAGATTGTTCAATCCATCTAATAGACAACTGACCAGAAGTAGTAATTGCTTCAGCAGTAAGTAGGTTGAAATAACGAAACCAATTATTACCAATAGCACCATATGCACTATTAAGTGAAATCTTCTTGGCCATCTGGATGTTATTATATCTTGATATATCTTTGAGAAGTCGTTTATCTTTAGTTCTTTCATATTCTTTCTTTGCCTCAATCATCAGTTTCTTGTACTTGACTCTGTCGTTGTACATAGTTTCCATCAGTTCAGGTAAGAATCCCTTCTTATCTGTTTTAAACAAAGCACCATTAGGTGTTAGTGTTACCCCATTTAATATAGATGTATCTACTTCCTTATTAAGTAATTTATCTACATTCATTCCTGGAACTTTCTCATCTTTAGACACTAAAGTTTCAGGTGAAATATTATACTGCATTATTAAATGCGGATACAAACTATTTAGGTCAAATGAAAGTACCCAATCATGAGAACCAACTTGTGGATCTTTTACATAAGCACCGATAAACTGTTCACCCTTTTCACTTGAGGTCTTTTGAGGTATGACTATATTCTTTTCTTTTAAGTAGTTGTAGATTAACACATCCCAATATTTTACAGAACCAAGAACATCCATGTAATTTACTTTTCCGTCATATGCCATAGTTAGACATAATTCAATTAATCTCATCTTGTCTTCAAGTTTATCTACAATCTCTACATCTTGAATGTTATAATCAATAAAAGATTGATAGTCCTTTGTATACCAATCTTTGAATGTCTCATAAGGATTATCATCCTTTCTTTCGCCCAACTCAACATATGCGATATGGTCAAGTCTATAACTCTCACGATTAGTGTATGTAAACTTTCTATACAAGTCATAATAATCTAGATGACCAACACCTAGAATATCAAACAACTCTTGTTTATGTCCCATCTTAACAATGACTTTATTAGAAACACTCTTCCAAGGAGATAGTCTTTTTATTTCTTCTTCACCAAAAACATTTTTAATACGATTACATATATATGGGATATCAAAGAACTCAGTGTTCCAACCAGTAATAATATCAGGACAGTTATTTTCCCAGAAAGATAAAAACTCTTTTAGTAAATGTATCTCGCCATCACAATTAATATATGTAACATCCTTTCTATCTGTTTTATAATCACCGATACCCCATACTAATATTTGTTTGTTTTGATGATTTTTAATTGTGATTGATAACATTGGTTCGATTGCTTTTTCTGGAGAAGGAAATCCATTCTCACAAGCAACCTCAATGTCAATAGTAAAAACTAGAAGTTTATCAATGTCCCAATCTATATTACCTTTGTATGTGTCAGAAAGATAACTATATTGATACATGGTATTACCATAAACTAGATGTGATTGGTCTTTATAATTTTCGACCCATTCCTTCGCATCACGAATAGTAGGATGTTTGACAGGTGCTACATTTCTACCTTGTAAGGTTTTGTAACCAGTTTCTTTAGTTACAGGACAATATAAAGTTGGGGAATATCTAACTCTGCTGTTAGTTCTTTTCCCATCTTTGTATTCTCTTAGTAGAAGATTGTTGCCCCAAAGTGCGACATTAGTATAAAAGTGCATAATATAGTATTCTCATTAGTAGGTATCAAGTATAACTTATTCATCGAGTTTTGTAAAGCATTTTAGAACTTATATTTAGTAGTTATTTCAAATTTAGATGAGTTAACATCATCAGATTGCTCAAATCCTTCATACTTACCTGTAAGTTCAAAACTTGAGGTCAAGTCTTTTTGGAATCCGAACTCGTAAGTTTTAGCAGCATTACCACTAAACCAGTTTTCACCATCGTCAATTTGTTCTGCGATACCGATTTCAGCATGTAATTTAAACTTGTTAGCAGTAGTCCAACTATTGCCTAATCTAATATGGTTCGTAGTTCCACTGTAGTCTGAGTCTTTGTATGCAAACTCATGTTTTGTAGTGATATATGGATCTGCTGTTGCGATAGATGAAAACATAATTGCTGTAGCAATTAGTAATACTTTATACATTAAGTTCCCCTTGTTTCTCAATCAAAAATTTTTCTTCATTAGTTGGATAGTTTGCCATTAGTGTTGCTAGATTATCAGTAGCAGTAGCAAGTTTTGTCATTTCAGCATTTACTGCATCAACTAAATCTGGGTGTTCACCTATACCCACTGGACTATCAATATATGCTTGAATGTTTGCCTTCGCAGAAGCAACCTCATATTCATACTTTTTCTGCAAAGCATTAATTATTTGTGACATCTTTATCTCCTTTATTCATTTTATAATTTTCTATCGCACTCCTTATAGCATCTTCTGCTAAGACAGAGCAATGTATTTTCACAGGTGGTAGTGCTAACTCTTCTGCGATATCGGTGTTTTTAATTTCAGATGCTTGGTCAAGACTCTTCCCTTTAACCCACTGTGTGAGAAGACTAGAACTAGCGATAGCACTGCCACAACCATAAGTTTTAAATTTTGCGTCTTCAATAACACCATCATCGTTTACTTTAATTTGTAGTTTCATCACATCGCCACATGCAGGTGCACCCACCATACCAGTACCAACTGATTTGTCATTAGGATCGAAAGTTCCAACATTTCTTGGATTTTCGTAATGGTCTAAAACTTTTTTTGAATATGCCACTTATATAACTGCCTGTTTCTTTTTGTTACCAATGTTATATTTTGTTTCTAAAGTCCATTCATCTTTTTCTTTGAATGATATAACTTTAATTTGACTTAATGGTGCGATTGGTTCTGGAGTTTCTTTCATAGTAATCAATCCCCAGTCGCCAAGAAGTTTCACGATTGTGTTTCTTCTTGCTATATCATTCTCAGTCAAATTTGTATCCTTGCCATCAAGTGCAAAAAGTTCTTTGAAGTGTACTATGAAATATTTACCTTGTTTATGTAATATATGACACGACTGATATAACTTTCTTTCTTTACGAGAAGCAACACCAATACGAGAAAGTGTTTCTCTAACCTTCAAAAAATCGTCTGGTTCTTTTAATGCAACCTCGAACATTTGCTCTTGTGACCATGTGTAATTATCTTCCATGTTTGCCACCTTTATTCAATCTATCTTTGATAGAGTTTAATTGTTCATCATCTAGCATATTAAGAGCAGACTTTGCTTTTTCATTACTATATCCATAATACTCTTTAACATACTCTAGATCTTTCAGTTTACTCGCTTTCATCCACGCACTGTATCTTTTACGAGTTCTCAAGGTATTTAGTAAAAAATCAAACTGAAGTTTGTTATCTAGATGATGAAACCTA